TTTAGGGTGTGGCCGAGTAATAGCATAGCTATTATTCTTGGACTAAACCTCCAACGATCTTGCATCTTTTAAGAAACTAGAGGAACCGTCTAACGGTTCTTGGTAACTTAATCGATAGACTGTTAAGGATCTACCTGTAAATCAGGAAAGTATCCTTCCCAGTCAGCGGCAATCTCGTCATACGGCAGGTCCTGCCAAAGTGAACGAAGTTGCTTGGATTGTAGACCGGTTAGAACTGTATAGTTCTCATCCAGTCGTTTTAGAGTTTTCACGATAGAGTACTGTACACCGAGTATTCGGTTAGTATCATATCGTATATTCCCTTCATCATAACATGATTTATGGGAAACCTCTAATAATCGCTTCCCAAATTCATAGACATCTTTCGGTGTCTGTGCATAGGATGCTAACTCATTGGCCTCTATGAGGTCATGATTTAACAATCGTCTTTGGTCTACGTATCTTCCCAAAACAATTACTTGTTTTGGAGTTAGATACTCAACCTCTAACGAGGAAGTGATTAATGCAAATTTTGGATTACCTGGATCAAACAAGTTTGAATCAGGCTCTTCGAGTTGAATTACTTCATCTCCGAAGTCATCCATTGCATCAACAATCTCAAAGATCTTATCTTGCACGGCTTCATAGTTTTCTGTGATAGTCACTATAGAGTGAGCTATCATCAGTCGACTTAGAAGTTTGGGGTCCTGGTATAGACCTCTTACGAGGTCACCAATCACCCAATTTCCGGTTTCAAGATAGTTGAAATCTAAGTTTGACCAGTAGGAACTTTGTTCATATTGACCAATTATTAGATATCCAACTAACCAATCTTGTAACTTATGCAAGTAGGTTTCTTCGCTTCCCTTAACCTTACGGTTAAGAGTTTCGAAGGACGAGGCATCCAATTGGATACCCCGGCTACTGCACAGGCCTAAGAGTATTGGAATGTAACGAAAGTCTTTAGATTTGGAGATAATGTTAGGACTAATCCTACTCACATCTTCAGCATTAAAGAATGTTCGCGAACAAAATTCCGTAAAGGAATTTCCTTCAACGAACACTTTTGATTTGCTATAGTTTATGGGAAGATAAATCTTTTCATAAAATATAGGGATTTGATTTTCTGGATCATAGATCCATAGATCATCACCCACCTTTCCGTAACACTGATTATTAGGGAATAATCCCTTATAACTAGTTTTCTTGTCAATAACATAGTTAATGAACAAGTGATCGGTTAAGGTTGCAATATCGAAACTTCCGTTAGTACCCATTCCTTGACCCTTCCCATACTTTATAGTATGATGGAGTTTCGGATAGTACCAGTCGCAGTGCACAACTAATTGTGCCCATGCTTCTGCAAGTTTAGGACTGAATAATTCACGTACCACGATCTTTTGAAGATCACGGTGCAAATTATCTGTCCAAGACGATATGTCGTAACACTTTAGATGCTTAGCATCTAATTTAATGGTTTTACCATTTTTAGTTATTTCATATCCTTCCAAGCATTGTTGTTGGAATTCCACCATCTTGGCTACGCCAAGATCTTGGTTTTTCCGAAAATCGGTATTACCGAATTTTATTTCTATAACATCTTGTACAAAGGACCTAAAAGGTTCTAAGACAAGTTGTGTCCAGAAATCAACAATTGCTACCAGGCGGGTTTTAAAACCCTTGTCTGGTATGCTTGCCAATACTCTCAGTCTTACAGACTGCTCGGATTCCGGTTGCAGGTTAGAGTGGATAGGTTCGTAACTAGTTTTACTAGTTATTAATTCTAAATACTCATACAGATACTCGCAATTAAGCTCTTTACAGACTAATCTGAAAGGGCGCGCGAGTTTACTGTTTAACAATTCGTGTGCTTCTTGAATAGAGCTCTCAATTTTGGGAACTCCATTTGGACCGTTTTTCTTTAAGTTAAAACGGATATTAAATAAATTGACATTATTGCCAGTATATTTAATATTTTCCAATGATTCTTTGACATAGTCAGAGAATTCATCAAGAATGACTTGATCAATTGGCTTCGCTTTTTGGATTACTGATTCTAAATCAGCTTCCACTAAGCCTTCTACCATCCGAACTAT